GTTGAGGATATTACCAACACCGACTATGCAGGAGAGATTGAAAATTTCGGAGATACAGTTAATATAATTAAAGAGCCAAGCATTTCTGTAAGCTCATATACTAGAGGCGGAGCAATCAACATCCAAAATTTGGCTGATGACCAATTGCAACTAGTTGTTGACCAAGCAAATGCTTTTGCATTTAAAGTTGACGATATTGAAGAAAGACAATCTCATGTAAACTGGGAGTCTTTGGCTACATCTTCTGGGGCATATGCTCTAAAAGATTCTTATGACGAAAACGTCATTGCTGCAATGGTTTCGGGTGCAGGTACAACTGTAGGTTCAGATGGTTCAGGAACAGATACCGGATTCGGTACTTCTGAAACTGACCCTCTTAACATTATGGCTAATGCTGCTAAGAGACTACATGGAGCAGACGTTCCAACTGAAAACAGATGGTTTTTAGCTTCACCTGAGTTCTATGAGCAACTTGCTCAAGCATCAGCGAAGTTAATGGATGCATCTGTAACTGGAGATGGCAAATCACCTATCAGAAATGGTAGAGTGGTAGATGGCCAAATCCAAGGCTTCAAATGTTATATGACTAATAACTTTGCGGCTTCAACAACATCCAATTATTATAAAGTATTATATGGACATATGTCTTCAACTGCTACTGCTAATGCTATTGCAAAAACAGAAGTAGTAAGAGACCCTGATTCATTTGCTGATATAGTAAGAGGCTTACACGTGTTTGGCAGAAAAGTATTGCGTAGTGCAGCACTTCAATGCAGACACTTATTAATTGATTAAGGGAGGGTATACAAATGGCGACTCATAGTAAAGTTACTGGTTCAACATCTGGGCATCCTTCTACAAGAAGAAAGCCTTATTATGTTGAAAATACAATTGACAACTCTGCATTCGACCCGGCAGCAGCAGACATTATTCAAGCGTTGAATGTTCCGGCAGAAACAGTTGTTATGGCAGCAGGATTAGAAGTGCTAACTGCATCTTCTTCTTCTGTTACTTTTGATTTAGGTATCACAGGTTCTACAGCAGGACACCATGACCCAGATTGTTGGGTAGATGCGTATGATGCTACTGGAACAGGTCATGCTCCAATGGATGCTACTGATGCAGCACATATGCTCATCGTTAAAACAGCAGATACCATTGATATTTTAACTGCAGGTGCAACAGACACAGCAGGAAAAGTAAGAGTATGGGCTGTTATGTGTGATATTAGCGGTTCAGATGAAACTGCTTCTAATTCATCATAAAATAAATTAACTTAGGGGGATGAAATATTCCCCCTTTTTTAAAAAGGAATCATATGACTAAATGGGATATGACCAAAAGAAATGTAAGTTCAGATGGAAAAGTAATTTCAACTGGACAAAAGATAACTCCCTTTTTTGACGATAATAGTAAATTAGAGGAGAGAGTATCTAATATAGAAAATAAATTAGATACATTAATAACCTTGCTTACTAAGGAGGTAAATAATGACAAGGATAGACCTAAGCCCATTTCGGGCAATGACAGTGGGGTTTGACAGCTTATTTAACGATATAGCTGACTTTCGCCCAAGTAGTTATCCACCCTATAATATTGAAAAGGTAGATGACTATGAGTATAAATTAACTTTTGCTGTAGCAGGATTTTCTGAAAAGGATATTTCTGTAACACAAAAAGAAAGTACTCTAGCAATTGAGGGAACTAATAATCCTTCAGAAAAAGAATATCTTTATAAAGGTATAGCGGAGAGAACATTTAAACAATCATTTAAACTATCTGAATATATGAATGTTAAAGATGCTAAATTAAAAGATGGTATGCTTAATATAACATTGGTACAAGAATTACCAAAAGAAAAGCAACCAAAACAAATTAAAATAAATTAAATAATGTGGGGTGTAATAGCCCCACGAAACGAGTTTAAAATGATTAAAATATGGTTTATGCTAGTATTAGTATCTATACCAAACGCACCTTCTGTTAAATATAATGGATTTATATATCCAAGTGAAACAGAATGCCAAGTAGCTAGGTATGAATTACATGAAGCATACAATGAAAAGTCTACAGAGTATAAAGAAGTAACAATAATAGATTCATACTGTGTAGAATTTGAAAGTTTTCCTATAGCAGGATTAAATAAAACAGGAGCATAATGGCAACAACATATTTAACATTAGTAAATAATGTATTAAATGAATTAAATGAACCAGAATTGACATCTTCTACTTTTTCAAGTAGTAGGGGAGTACAAACATCTGTAAAAAAATTCGTGCTTAAAGCTATGCATGAAGTATATAATTCATTATCTGAAGTACCAGATTTATATTTATCTACTACTCAAGATACGTATACAGGACAAAGAACATATGACTTACCTTCATCTGCATCTCCTCAAAGTACAGATAAAGCATATAGAAAAGTAGATTGGGATACATTTCGTTTAGTTCCTAAAGAATTAGTTACAAATGGAGAATTTACTTCTAATATAACTGGATGGACTACAGGAGATGGAAGTCCTTCACACGCAACTAGTGGAAATGGTAGATTAAATTTAAATGATGCAGCAGCATATCAAGCTATTTCAACAGTAAAAAATATACAATATAGATTACAAGTTAGAGTTATGAGTCCATCTAGTTCAACTGGCACTGTAGCAATAAAAGTAGGAACTACAGCTAGTGGCGGAGAAACTTTAAGTACAACTAAATCTGTAACAAATTTTAGAGAAGGTGTTATTTTAGATACTACATTTACAGCAGAAGCACAAACATCATATATATATTTTGAAACAGCATCTGGGGTACAATTAGATATTGATTATGTAAGAATATCAGAAAATATGCCTATAAAAAAATTAAAATATATATCATATGATGATTGGAATATTAAATATTTAGAAAGAGATTTAACTAATAATTCTTCATCACAAGGATGTCCTGATATGGTTTATCATACACAAGATAAAAAATTTGGATTAAGTCCAGTACCAGACCAAAGTAATTATACAATTCAATATGAATATTGGAAAATACATACTGATTTATCAGCACATGGTGATACTATAGATTTGGATGATAGATTTAAAGATGTAATTACAACAAAAGCAAAATATTATGCTTATATACTACGTTCTGACCCACAAGCAGCAGCAATGTCTGTTAAAGAATATGATAATCAATTACAACAACTAAGGTCAGAATATATTAATACTAAAACATATATGAGAGATACAAGAGTTAATTAATGCCAGATACTTCACAAATATCACCATTTACAGCAAGTTGTGCAGGTGGTTTAGTTTTAAATAAAGATGTATTTACAATGCATCCGGGTGAAGCATTACAATTATCAAATTTTGAACCAAGTATTGAAGGTGGTTATAGAAGATTAAATGGTACAACAAAATATAATTCTACTATAGTTCCACAAGTTTCATCTTCAAGTGAACGTATACAACTTTGTGCTGTATTTAATGATATTATTGTAACAGCAAGGGGAGGAACTGTAAGAACAGGAACTACTTCTGGTAGTTGGACTTCACGAGCTACAAGTAAGGGTACAAGTTATACTTACGATTTTGATAGATTTAATTTTGATGGTAATGATAAAATAATTATTGCAACCGGAGAAGCAGCAGCTTTTACATTAAATACAAGTTATTCTGAAGATATAATAAATGCTACTGGTGGTGGGACTGCACCTACTAATCCTAAATTTGTAAAATCATTTGCAAATCATATGTTTTATGGTGGTATGTCAAATGCAACATCTACAATAACATTTTCTGGCCCATATACAGAAGATGATTTTGATACAGGTGGTGGTTCAATTATTATGGGTGATGTTATTACTGGAATGAAAGTCTTTCGTGATGAATTATTTGTTTTCTGTGAAAATAGTATTTATAAAATATCAGGAACAAGTTCAAGTAATTTTGCTAAAGCTGAAGTTGCAAAAGGAATTGGTACATTATCACATCATTCAATACAAGAAATTGGTGGAGATTTAATATTTTTAGCAGCAGATGGTTTACGTACAATTGCAGGTACTGCAAGAATTGGTGACGTAGAACTTGGAACTGTATCAAAACAAGTACAATCAATAATTGATGATATTACATATCATAATGTAACAGCATTAGTTATAGGTAATAAATCACAATATCGTTTATTTTATCCGGCTGATGGAGGAGCAGAAAGTAGTTCTAAAGGATTAATAGCTGTAATTAAATCAAATCCAAATACACAACAAATGGGATTTGAATATTCTGAAATAAAAGGATTAAAAGTTGCTTGTTGTGATTCTGACTTAATTAGTAATGAAGAAACAACTGTATCTGGTGGATATGATGGATATATTTATAAACAAGATTCAGGTAATATTTGGACACGAGCTAGTACAACAGCTAATCTAGATTCAACATTTAGGTCTCCAGATTTAACAATGGGTGACCCCGGTATTAGAAAAAATATGCAACGAATTAATTTAAACTGGAAACCTGAAGGTGAAGTTAGTGCGAATATGTATGTTCAATTTAATTATAATGATATTGAAACACCACAGCCAAGTGTTATATCATTAACATCAGCAGGTGGTGGAGCATTTTATGGAACAGGTTTATTTGGTACAGCAGCATATGGACAGGGGGATTTACCTATAACAAGAAAATCAGTAGAGGGTTCTGGCTTTGCTGTGGCTTTAAAATTAACAGATACAAGTTCAAATATTCCTTGGGCTTTAAAAGGATTTGAAATGGAATTTACTCCGGGAGGAAGAAGATAAATGGGTGCAACATATACAAGACAAAGTTCTAGTGGTATCGTTGATGGTGGTGTTATTGAGGCAACAGATTTAAATGCTGAATTTGACCAATTATTAGCAGCATTTGCTGTTAGTACAGGACATAGCCATGATGGTACAGCAGCAGAAGGTGGGCCAATAACAAAATTATTAGGGACATCAATAACTATTGGTGATGGTACATCTGGTACAGATATAGCAGTAACATTTGATGGTGAAACAGCAGATGGTGTATTAACATGGATGGAAGATGAGGATTACTTTAAATTCTCTGATGATATATTAGTTAATAGTACAGAAAAATTAATGTTCCAAGATACAGGAACATATATTTATTCAAATGCAGATGGAGATTTAGATGTAGTTTCAGATGGAACTGCAGTTGATTCTATAAATTTAGAATCAGCAGGAGGAATAACACTAGATGCCGGAACAGCAGGTAGTGGTATTGTCTATGAAGATGATGGCACGGAAATGGCTAGATTATATAATTCTTCTAGTGATGTAATTTTAGAAACTAAAGTTTTAGATAAAGATTTTTCAATTAAAGGTAATGATGGTGGAAGTGCAATAACAGCATTATCATTAGATATGTCTGCGGCAGGTGCTGCAACATTTAATGATAAAGTAGTTGCTACAGAATTAGATATATCTGGTGATATGGATATTGATGGAACATCAAATTTAGATGCTGTTGATATTGATGGTGCTGTACAAATAGATAATACTGTTACTGTAGGTGTTGATGATACTGGGTACGATGTAAAGTTTTTTGGAGATACAGCAAGTGCGTATATGCTATGGGATACATCTGCTGATGATTTAGTATTTGCAGGTTCAGCAGGTATTGACCTTGCAGGTGATATAGATGTTGATGGCACAGCTAATTTAGATAATACAGATATAGATGGAACTCTTGCTGTTGATGGTACAACTATTTCATTAGATGCAACAACATCATTAAATATAGATAATTCTAATACATCTAATGGTATAACAATAGGTACAGCAACTTCTGGAGTACCAATTTCAATTGGTCATTCAACTTCTGAAGTAACTGTTAATGATAATCT